TCGATTCTGTCCTGAGGCACCATTTGTATTCCATGCGGTTGTGGTGGAATGGCAGACACGCCATCTTGAGGGGGTGGTGAGCTAACGCTCGTGCGGGTTCAAGTCCCGCCAACCGCACCATTTCTATTTACTGATTAACAGATTGTAACACAAGCAGTAATTATCTAGCAATTTAGAAAAGGAACAATAGCAAATCGTAACNCCAACCGCACCATTTCTATTTACTGTTTAACAGATTATAACGCATTATAACAAACTGTAACGCAAGCAGTAATTATCTAACAATTTAGAAAGGGAATAATAACAAATTGTAACGCATTGTAACGACANCGATAATTTGCCCCTTTTTTGCCCCTTTAAATAATAAATATTTGCCCGTTTTATATGAGGGTTATAATAGTCACTGCATATGATGCGGTGGCTTATTTTATTGTCTTTAGACTTGTTCGCGACGTAGTANTTTTATATGAGGATTATAAATGCCATTGTATATGATGCGGTGGCATATTTTTATTTAACTATAGAATTAATTTCTATTGCATTTATAAGTCACTATGTTATAATCAAATTAAGAATAAAGTGTGTTGTAGAAATAAACCGCCAAAGCTAATAAGCCTAGGCGGTTTATTTTTTTATTTGGCTGAAAGTATTTTTCCCATATTGGTAATTGCAACATTAACTTCTTGTTGCATCTCATCAGTTACATGGGTGTAAATAGCAAGTGTAGTACGTGGTTCATGATGTCCTACCCTTTCCATAATTGCTTTTAAAGGAACATTAGACTCTGCTAATATACTTATGTGTGTGTGTCTAAATGTATGCGTGCTTACTGGTTTATGAAAACCAAGTTTTTTAATAGTACGATTTACATAATGAAGATCATATGGTAAACCACCGTCAGTAACAAAGATATATCCTAAGTCAGCAAATTTAGATTTCCATAATCGCCTTGCTTGATTAGCGGTTATAAAGTGATTAATAATTTGTACGGCCCTTGCATCCAATTTTACTTTACGGATAGAATGAACATTCTTTGGTGGCAATCGCATGGCAGGGTCAGAAAAGCTACCACGATTAGATAAAGTAGCATTTACATCTATTTCAGCATTTTCTATATCATAGTCTTGAGTGCGTAACGCTACCATTTCGCCAAACCTTAGACCAGTTAATGCTTGAAACTCACATAAGAGCGATACATGATGATTAATTTCATCCAATTGTGTAAGCAAATCTTTTAATTCATCTTTAGTTAAAAATTTAGAACGTTGTTTTTTGATACGGTCAACATCTGCTACAGGTTTTTGAAGTTCAATATTATCTAAAAATGAAATATCACGGATATACTCCATGCGCCGTGCATATTTTAATGATTGTCTAATAAGGCTAAGAGCAAGCTTAGTATAATTGTATGAATATTGGCAAGCAAATTTATCAAACGTACTTTGAATAATATAAGGAGATAGTTTGGATAATAATATGTCAGTAGGGAACCATTTAATAACCTGCTTATGTAAATTATCCATACTATATTGAGTAGATGACTTTCTAAAAGCACGCTTTGATTCTAAATATTCAGATACAACATCATTCAATGTCATGTCCTTGGCAATATCTGTATTAGTGGCCAAGTCAATTTTATTTTGTAATTCAGCTTGTGCAATTTTATATGCTTGCCTACTATTACTATTTAAGGTAACAGATATTCTTTTTGTTTTACCGCTATACGGATCTATATAGCGTTCTTGGAATTTATATTTAGTAACACCAGCTTTGGTAGTTACAGTTTCACACCACATAAAAAATCACGCTCCTTGGGTATGGGAAATACACCTAGGGCGTGATATAATCAATTTGTGAGATTGATGCGGGGCCCTAGGTCCTGTCATTGATTTTTCCCTCATCCTGTTGGCGCAGGGTGGGGGATTTTTATTTGGGGAGTATAGAAAAGGAGAAGGCACATGATCATCGAATTATGTCATGTGCCTTCTAGCATGTTAGTAAATGCGGGGAACCGCTTATGACATAATATTAGCATGGTATATTGAAGATTTCAATTCTGATTTAGATAACAAAAAAAGCGTTCATTAGAGAACGCTTTTTTGCTTTTTGTCATTGCTGACAAGGTATAAATTGTTTTTTGGGAATCAAGCCCAATTTGTATTTATATTATACGTTCTCTTCTATTAACTTGTCAATGTTTTTAGGAAGTGTATGGCTTGTATGTAAATATAGAATATTTGCAAGGTCTGAATCACTAATACGAATACCATATAATGGGTGAGTACGTTTATCAGGGAATTTTATACGAGCTTTATCAATAGTACGGATGTGATTTGTTTCTACAATACTCCCTTCTTTCATTTTATCTCTAAAGGTCATAATATCTTGGTTGGTAGATACTATAAGTTCAACACCTTTATTAACAAGGCTTGTAAATTTTTCTTTGAACTGATCATCAGTGTAATCTTTTTTATGATTCATTAGCTCAATAACATTTAATCTAAGCGTTTTATAATCCTCACTATCTAGGTCAAAGTTGTTAAAGGCTTTTTCTGCTAGAAGTGATGGAACAGGACGTGTTAGCTCATGCTCCCAAGGCATTAGAACATTATGTTTAGCTTTTTTTGAGGTGAGTGGCATAACAGTAATAATAGGGTTTTTCTTCATATCATCACTGTTAATTACAACTGCATAATGGGGATAGCTGAATTCACTACCAATACCACAACCAAAATCAAGGAATAAGATTTGACCTTGTTCATATTTAGGTAGAAATGTAGATTTAAATTTATGTTCATTTGCTTTTAAATGAATAAAGTTATATAGCCATTTTATGAAGCGATTATAATTGGTTAGGTTTGTCTCATTTAAGGCATTTGTGAATCGAACATATTTTTTTACTAAAGACGTATAGAGTTTAGTCATATTACCTCACTTGATTTTTTAATATTTCTAAGCCTTCAGGAATACCATTACTTTTAGCTACTGTAGCAAAGTTAATATCAGAACACTCATCTAAGAACTCATCTGGCAGTAATAGTTCTACCGCAAAAGCATTAGCTTGCCTTTCGATTTTATCAATAGAAAACAATGTATGCTTTCGTAGGAAAGGGGTATTAACATTAGGATGTAGTATTGAATGGCCTAATTCGTGGGCACAGACAAAAGGAAGTATGTCATCTGGCATAGAAGCATTTAGATGGATTGACTTCATGCGAAAATGGACATCATAGAATCCTAGGATTTCCCCTAATTCTTCATAGCGAACCACAATATCAAGATCCTCACAAATTCTAAAAGGGTCACAGGTATTGTGGTTTTTCTTTAATCTTTTAACAATCCCTTTTATATCCACAACAAGAACTCCTACTTATTTTTATATTTGTTTGGGGTAAATTTTTGTTTAGCTCTTTCTTTAGCAAGACGAATGGAATTTTCTAAGGAAATGCGCAATAAATTTTTAGTATCTTCATCCATTTCTTGGTCGCCATTATAGAAAGAAAGGGCAGCACTACTATCTAGGTCATCAAGGATAGACTGCAATCTTTTTTGAATATCACGCTCATCCTTACTATTATTTACAGACATATTTGTTGAAGTTTGAGCATTTGGGTTCTTTTTAGTAGATTGCTCAGAAGACCAGCCCATTAAATATGCTGGTGTAGTGTTTAATGCTTTTGCTAAAGGCTCAAGTACATCAATTGGCATATTTTCAATGTCACCATTCTCATATCTATATATAGTGGCTCTATTTTTATTTAACATTTTAGCTAGTGTATCTGCAGTATATCCTAGCTCTAACCTGCGTTGTTTAATACGTTCTCCAATTCTCATGCGATAACCTCACTTTCTCTTTGATTACATAATACAATACAATTCGCAAAAATGCAACAAATATTTTTAAATAAACTATAAAATCGCATAAAATGCGAAAAATGTTGTTGACATGCAATTTATAATGGGGTAATATCTAGATAAAGAAAGTCGCACATAAGCGACAAGTGAGAGAAAGGAGGATGAAAATGGTGAACATCAGAAAACTAAAAGCAAAAATGGTGGAAAAAGATATTTCTATTATTCAGTTGGCTAACATCCTTAGTATTGATAGATCAACAGTTTATAGAAAGCTTAATAAATCCGGGGAGAATTTTACAGTAAAAGATGTTGAAAAAATCGCTAAGGCATTATCTCTAACATACGATGATATTAATAATATTTTTTTTACCGATGTGGTCGCATAATATGCGACATCAAAAGGAGGCAATACAAATGAAAAAGAGTGTTCCACAGAAAGCAGAACACTCTAAGTAGTTATTTAAGAAAGGAACTATGAAATGAAAGACATATTACTTCAAATATGGATGAATGGGAGCGCAATTGCTACTTGTTACTTCTGGCATGAGAGGAACGAACCATTTGGAATGTTAAAGCTAATCCTGGCAATTTTAAATGTGATTCTAGCGCTGTCGCTTCTAGTAATAGTTCATTAGAAATAGTTTTAAATTCTCGAATGTAATTTTGTGGAGCAGAATCAAAGCCAAAATTATTTGCTTCATATTCTAGCATATCAAGATAGGCACGATAAAAAGCAGGGTAACTTTTCAAAACAAGCGGTCCGTAGTATTGCATGTTATTACTTAGTAAATCAAGGAAGTAACTTCTTTGTTCTAGACCTATGGGGATATATTTGGTGTCAAACATATAACCACGATACAAAGACTGAATAAATGGAACATAAGCCTTTTCATATCTAAGTTTTTTATATGCATCTTGTGATCTATTAGAAGCCAATTTTGTACCTAAGTAATGAGAAATATAAATCGAAACTAAAGGAATAATATAGTTTAACCATGTTTGATAATCATCCATTATAATGGCCTCCTTTTGAGATGAGCATAAAATGAGAGGGATTTATTTAGTAGAGGTAATACAAATGAAAGAAATAAGATCTATAAATAGGAGTATCGGAGGAATTTATACGAAGGGAGATTACGAACGATTAGTATCGCAGAATGAATTAGTAAAAGATAAAGTAATTAGTTTTGATTTTTGGGATTATTTACCATTAATTTCTGTAGTAGTTTCTGTATTTTCGTTTGTATTGTCGGTAGCTGTTTGGTTATTTAAAGTTTTGTGAAAATCAGTTAGGTCGTAATGGACCTTATAGTATTTAAATTTTTTTCTATTAGATGTTGACTTTGGTGACCGTTGCCATGGAAGCCATGCATATTGTGGAACTTTAAATTCAATAGTAATACCTTCTTCAATAGAAATATTTTCATTAAGAATAACTAATATGGGTAACTCTAAACAAGATCCAGAAGACATTGATCCATAGCGTGCGTTAGGTAAATCAATCACAAAGCTTCCTAAAGTACTTGGATGAAATGGACTAATTAATAATCTTGGATTGTTTTTTAGTAATGGAAGACTGGTTAGAGTGCAGACAAAATGATTTTCATTTGTTTTAGGATTATAAGCTCGTAAGTCAAAATAGGAGCTATTGATAATGCTTGCATTTACGATAATCGCAGTAGTAAAGATTGCATATTGATGAGGAGCATCTTTAAAAATATTATCAGCAACGATTATGTTTTTATTAACGTCCAATGCAAAACAGTTAGGAGAAAAATCAACAGTTATTAATCGTCGCTCCCGTAGGTATGACAATAAAGAAATCAATAAAGCTGCTAATGAAATGAATATAGTAAAAAACTCCATAATTTCACATCCTTTCAGGATGAGTGTAACATGAGAAAAAATTATTTAGTAGAGGTAACAGAAAATGAAAGAAATTCAAAGAACACTAAAGGATTATATTTTAAAGCGTTTAGATACAAAGACTGGGATTAGATCTAGTAAAGATATTCCAGAATTAATCTATGCATACATTGAATTAGAATATGCACAACTAAGTATGTCTAATAAATCAAAAACTATGCCAAAAATTGTAGCAAATAAAGCTGATGTAAATACACTAAGTAAGATTATAAATGTAAATCAGAATTGCCAAGAGGCACAAATAAAAGAAGAGCCTTGTGATGCCAAGGCTCAGCTTATTGATATCTTAATAAATAAAATAGGTAAATAAAGAAATGGTGCTATTAACGAGATTCTTCAAGTACATTTGAAATAGCTTTGTTATATCACTTGTACTTAGAGCTTAGGCATATCACACATACAATCTATACCTTTAAATAGTAGGAATATGTCCTAATAATTGTGCATTATTAAGCCAATTAACAACTTCTTTAGAGAGATATCCTTGATAAGGATTTACTACTTGGGTAATAAACAATGAATCGTTATTGTCAATTTTGGCTTTTAAATGAGTGTAAACTGTATCAACATTTTTATTCGTAGAAATTAGCCATTGAGAGTGTAAACACTTAATGTAGCCATCATATGTTTTGATTGCATTGATTAAACTTGTGTAATTTTGACCTTGCTTATTTAAATCATAACTTACTAAGAATACTGACATTATAATCACCTCCTTTCTAAGGCGATTATAACAACAACTTATTAATAAAAATGAAACAAACGTGAAAAGAATATTAAAGGAGGATATCAAACGAAAATGGGTCGAAAGAAAAAGATTAAACAACAACCAATATATTACAAACGATACTTACATAATGATGGTGGATATATGGCAATCAAAGTAGAACCAATTCACCATAAAAAACATTTGATAGAACATAACATATTAACAATAAGGGGATAACTATGGATACTATTAAACCCAAATATGTTCCCATTAGTACACTAGCTAAAATATGGGGACGTAGCAAAATGTACATTTATAGAAGAATTGACATGATCCGTAAGGAAGGTAAGTTCAATGAAATCTGTATGCAACTTGGACCACAACAAACATTGGTCCATGTAGATAAATTTGAAATGTGGATGCGTTCGCAACACATGAAATGGTTAAAGGTTTAGGAGAAGTAAAAATGGATAAGTTCATTACAGGGATACAGTGGTTATTTGGAGTCATTGTATTTGGATTGTATGGGGGCATTGAATTTGCACAGTCATGGGGCGATGTTCTTTTTAATGTAGTTAATATAGCAGCATATTCTGTTGGGATTTATTTATTACAAAAAGCTAAACGATTATGGCTATATAACAAGAAAATTAAGGAAATAAAAAGGAAGCAGCATGCAGCAATTAGACAGTTGGGAGTTACTACCATATCTAAATAAACGAAGGGATGATTTAAATAAGGCCCTTACGATAGCCAAAGAGCGAGGCATAGAGTTAGCAGCAGCAGAACGGAAATATAGGGTTGAAAAACGTAAAGCTATATTACAGGCAAAACATAATGGAGAAAAAGTATCTCTAATTATGGAACTGGTAAATGGTGATGAGGTTATCAGCCAATTACGATATGAACGGGATGTAGCTAAAACACTCTATGCCAGTGCTACGGAAGCCATCAATATTTATAAATTGGATTGTAGATTAGTTGAGGCCCAAATAGCTAGGGACTGGGATAAAAATGCTTAAAAGGACACCATTAAGAGCCAAAACAAGACTGGTTTCAAAGAAGCCATTAAGCAAGAAAAGTAGAAATAAGAAAAAGAATGATATGGAGCTGGAGAAAATTCGGCCGAAAGTAATAGAGCGAGACCACGGAAAATGTATTTTATGTGGGGCGCATTATGAAGAGGTCCATCATATCAAATATAGGTCAGCAGGAGGGAAAAATAACATAGAAAATTTATGTTGCTTATGCTGGCATTGCCATAGAATTAAAATTCACGCTGGATCACATCCAAGAGAATACAGAAAAGTTTTACAAACAATACTAAAAGAAAGGCATGGATATGAGTACTAAATGGTATGAGAAAGCACTAAATAATACATGCCCGGAATGTAAAAAAGCAATCAAGCATGCTGTAGTATGTCATAGACATAAACAGTTGATATGCATGGATTGCTGCAGTAATTGCCAATACCTAACAAAGTCTCAAGGTGATTGGCATTGTAATTTTGACAAAGAAAAATGACCGTGTCGGGAAACACGGCCATTAAAGTTATGTGATAACTAAAACCTTACATGTTTAGTATATCACGCATAGTAGGAAAAGTCTAGTAAAATAGCGGTTTGATAGCTGTTTTGTGAGACTAGATAGATACATTAACAACTCAACATAAGGTGATAACTAAATGAGAAGAAGAACAACCATAACATCTAAAAATATGATTGAAGTATCAGATCATATTACAGGGAATTCATACTATGGAAAGCCAGGCAGAAAAATAAGGAGCGAAAGAAAGCAAGTAACACCAGAAGTCATAAGAAAGAATAATTTAAGGATGGCTGAAAAGCAATTGAGGTTACTAATAGATATGAATTTCAAAGCAGATGATTATTATCTAACACTCACATTTAAGAATGAGGAAGATGAATTAGATGCAAAAGAGATGATACGAAAATTCTTTAGAAAGGTAAGAGACTTATTTAATAAAAAGAAGACAATCTGCAAATATATCTATGTGATGGAAAAGCAGGGTCGCATACATTTCCATGCGTTACTTTCAAGAGGTATTGAATTAACTACTAAATTATTAAAAAAGCTTTGGCCACATGGCTATACGAAAATTGAGTACTACAGAGGTGAAGCCGAAGATGCTATAGGGTTAGCTAAGTATTTTATGAAGGAGCGAAAATCTGATATTGATCATAAGGATGCGCAGATAAGAAAGAAATGGATATCTAGTACAAATCTTGAAAAGCCAGAAGTAAAGAAAAAGATACTAAAGGCTACAGAGTGGCGTAAGGATATTAAAGTGCCTAATGGATATTACTTAGATAAAGATAGTGTCTATGAAGGGGTAAATAATTATGGATTTCCATTTAGAACATACAGGCTAATTAGGTTACCAGATTGGAGGGGAGAGCGTGAAAAGAGAAAATCGACTAAGGCCCTGTCCGTTTTGCGGGAATAAACATATGAGAATTATGACAGGGATAAAAGTAGGGCTAAAACATCATATGGTGGCATGTGATAAATGTGGAGCCGTTACTCATTTTGAAGAGTGGCCAATGTACTTAGATTGTGAAAAGGCATGGAATAAAAGGGCGGATAATTAATGGAAAACAAATATAGTGGGATTGTATTTATTCCTAGAACAACTGGAGAAGCAATTATAAACGCATATGCAATGAATGCATGGAATGATACAGGAAAGTATATCTATTTTACAGAAGCAGGGATATCTGTAGGGGTACATACCACAGATGATGGAATATACACAAATTCATTTATGGATGTAGCTATATGTGCTGCATGGCTAAATGGAGAAATATCAGTTACTGAATTAGAAGAAGTAGATGGCATCTATACAAATAGCATAAAGGAGAAAAAATGAACACTGTTAATTTAATGGGCAATTTAGCGAGAGACCCAGAAGTAAGATATACAAAGACTGGTAGAGCGGTAGCAACATTTACAGTAGCTGCAAGTAATACCTATATTGATGCTAATACAAAGGAAGCAAAGGAACAGACGGCATTTGTAAATTGTGTAGCATGGGGAACCTTAGCAGAAGAAATAGGGACTTTGCGAAAGGGAAATAAATGTTTGGTACAAGGCAGAATTCAAACACGATCATATGAAACTCAAAATGGCGAAAAGCGATATGTAACAGAAGTGGTCGCAAGTTTTGTAGGGGCCACATTAAATGGTGGACATAATGAACCATCGAACTTTGATAACTTCAATGATGATGAACAAATACCCTTTTGATAAGGGCAATGCAGAGACATTGCCAATGGAAAAGAAACGAAATAAAGCCCTAGAAAGGGCAGAAAGGTTGATGCGGTAATGGCAAGACCAAAGGATATGTTTTTAAAAGCTAAAACATGTAAGCATGCAGTAAAGTTTACAGGCAATCAAGGATTGTTTGTAAGAACTACTTGTAAATGCCCAAATAAATTAATGCTGCCGGTGCCGGATAAAAGAGGAATTAGAGTAAAAGTACCTTATATCATGGCCAAGAAGTGCATAAATTGTAAGGGCTATATAGATGTTAGAAAAGTAAAGGAGAAAAGAAAATGAGGTATACAATAACAAAATTTAAAATGGAAAGCGGTAAATTTGATATTACTTATACGAAATACGTACAAGGAATGGATGAGCAGCATTCTTTGAAATCGTATGAAAAGCCAAGACCAGAATTCAAGGAAGCACATGTCACAATGAAAGCATTGTTACTATCCAAGTTTGGAGCATTTAAATTCGCTCAAAACATGGTAGCTGTATCAGGGATTGAATTTAGATATGGTGGTAAAGATTTCTTCCCAGATGAAGTATCTGGCATTAAAGTAAAGGGATATCTACGCAATAAAGAAAGTGAAGTATGTGTATTTAGCACTAAATGGCTAGATGTTGATAAGAACTTAGCCGAAGACATTAATCTAGTTCTAGGTGAAATTGAAGCATACATTGAAGGAAAACGTGCGCAAGCCAACCTATTTGATGAAGAACAACAAGCCAATGGCAATGCAAACACAAGTGATGCGGAGATCATTGGTGAAGATGATGATTTAGACATGGATGATGCGGATGATATCGCACCATATGAAAACAGTCCATTTAATAGAGTAGCGAGGGGATTAAATTAATGAGCAAGAAGCTTATCTATGTTGCCCATCCTTATGGTGGGAAGAAAAGCAATAGAGAAAAGATAGATGTAATCATGAATGAATTAATATTTGCAGATACAGCCAATGATTATGTATCACCTATTCATAACTATGGATTTGTTTATTTGACAGGTAATGAATATCAAAAGGGGTTAGATATTTGCCTAGGCCTCTTAGGGCATTGCGACATTCTAGTATTATGTGATGGCTGGGAACAGAGTCGAGGATGTAAAGGTGAATATGAATATGCTCAAAAGCATGGTAAGGCTGTATTCAAACTAGATGAATGGAAGGCATTAAACAGAATTTAATTTAGGAGATTAAAAAATGAATAACTTACAAATAAAAGCAATTGAAGCAGCTCGCAAAGTGCTAGTAGAAATGGGACATGGATTTGAGGAGTTAGAATTCATGTACATTGTATGGTTTTGTAAAACCTTGCAAAATTGGAAAGCGTTAGTAAGTGGTCATGGTATTGATGAATATGTAGAGGTAACACACAATGGTGATCGTGATGAGACATATGTTGATGTTTATTACAAAACTAAAAATGTGTGCATAAAAGATAACTAATGAAAATACTAGATGCATGTTGTGGTTCAAAAATGTTTTGGTTTGATAAAGAACACAAAGAAACTGTATATATGGACAAACGAACATTAGATACAACGCTTTGTGATGGTAGGAAGTTAATCGTAAAGCCTGATGTGATCGCAGATTTCCGTAAGATGCCGTTTGAAGATGAGAGCTTTCACTTAGTGGTGTTTGACCCACCGCATTTATTAAAGGTTGGTGATAAATCGTTCTTAGGATTGAAGTATGGACGATTAGAACAAACATGGC